TGTTCCTAGTAGTGATAGGAGGCCGCCTAACATGGTGGCAGCAACGAATACAGCCAGCACTAGGATAATTCCAGCTAGTGCTACTATCCCTTCATATAGCGAAGCCATGACTTCAGATTAATTAAAGATAGAGTTAGTCACTGCTACTGGAGCGGCTTCTTCTGCTTCCTCTTCAGGCTCTTCGAGATCTGCTGGATCTATAATTTCTTCATCCAGCTCTTCTTCTAGTTTTGATTCCGCTTTAGTTGCAATAGAAACCAAGTTAGCTACGTTGTGGTAGGTGTTCTTTACACCTGTTCCTGTAGGCTTGCTTTTAGGTATGATGTCTACTGTTGCAGTAGTACCGTTTACGCCTCTACCGGCAGTCATACCTACTTCTACGTCTGTGTTAGTAAGGTCGATACCTTGATCACTTACGAAGCTGACGATGGCTTGTTTAATCTCTGAGCTGTCTAATGTAATTTGCATTTGTTTTTCCTTTAAGGTTTTAGGGTTGCTGTGATAGTTATTTCTACGCGCGGATTGTCTTTACTGATTTCTCCGAAAGATTGGGATGATTCAGATATAAAGCTAATCGAGTCATCTATTAGTTTTCCGAGTTCTACTAGAGCATCCTCGAAGAACTTTTGATGAATAGACGCTACGTTACTTACATCGAATTTTCTTTTATCTTTTGGATAAACAGTGTAGTGAATCTTTGCAGTAATAAACTCTGGAAGCGCATTAATCTGTGCTTTCAGAGCTTTTTTATATTCTACTTTTGCTTTATTCAGTACATGAAAATGAGCATTTCTGTAGACGTTTAAATTCAATATAAACATCTTGGTTTTACTGACCCTCACCCGTAAAGGTGAGGCTAGAGTAAATTCCCTTGTAAGCATTAATTAGACATGCTTGATGCTACTGGTGCAGGTTTACCTGCTTGTGGTGGCATACCCGCTTGTGGTCTGTTAGCCGCTCCTGATACACCTTTGGCTTTGTTTTGTGTAACACCTTTATAGGTAGTTTCCCAAGTAGTATGGAAGGTAGCTGTCTCTTCGCCAGCACGGATTTCAGCAGTCGTTAAGCCATCACGAGATCTAAAGAATTTATCAATCTCGTTGATCTCACGGGTTTCACCTGTAGGCTCATAAGCACCTGTACGGTCATTCTTAGCTGTTTTATCAACGATCTGTTTCAGTACACCGACTTTAACCGTAGCACCCAGTAGATCCATGATCATGTCTACTTTTGTAGGTACTTCTTTGCTTACCGCTGGATCAAATACTTTGATTACCTTTTTAGTGGTATCAAGTTCGGTGATGCTTTTGCTTATTGCTAATAAGCACATAGAATCAACTTGAGAGAAGCCTGGTAAGTAATGTTCTGCACCTGCTTTATCAGTGTAAGTAGTCTTGTTGCCCTTGGCATCACCTGATGTGATGTAGATGGCAGTACGTAGTGTTTTGCTACCTGATGTCAGCACTAGGTTTACACTCATGGCTCCACCTTTTGATTTACCAACCCAAGCGGTGTCAATGGTCATGTCGTAAATGTCAGAGTCTAATAGATAGATTCCGCCGCCTATAGTATCAGTTTCATCTACTACGTTCTTTGGTTTTGATAAGGTATTTAACATTTTATAGTTTCCTTTAGTTATTGATTAATTTATTAAGCTGCTTTAGCCACTGGGCCATAGTATTGTTCAATGCGATCCAGAACATTCTGAATATCGTTGTCGATGTAAGTTTCTTTTCTTTCCCACATACCTAGTGGGCCACGAATACGCTCATTGACAGTCTCTTTCGTCAACTTGGTTTGATAGACGTATTTGAAGCCATTGATCTCATCATCTTCTGTAATGTTAAGCAGTGGCGATGACATTTCAGCCAATTTAAGTAATGGTACTTTCTTGGTGCTAACTACGTTGGTGAAGTAGCTCTCGATTCCTTGGTTCATCAAAGAACCTTTAACCTTTACTAAGGTTTCAGAGACCATTTCAGCTTCGTTGAGTACATCCAGCGTATGACCGAGGAAGACTATTTTCTTAGTTGAGTTGGCTACATACTGTGCCATCAATTTCTTAAAGAACTGACTGTATTCGCCCCACATTTTCATACTATTCGCTGAATTGAGTACGTAAGTGGATTCGTACATATCCATCATATAAGTTAGGGTATCAACTATAACGGTATGTGTATTTGCGTTGTCTTCCGCAGCCGCAAGACCATCGTACACTTGTAGCGGATCAGTAATGGTATAGCTCTTAAACTGGTTAGCGAAGGGTAACGCCTTATTATTTTCACAGTTAAGATACATAACCCCTTCCGGGTTTCTGATGTTTCTTAAGCTTGCACTCTTGCCAGTGGTACTCTTACCTGAAATTAGTACTATGTTGTTATTTGCCATTTTATTCTCTAAGAGTTAAGTTAAGCGGCTATAGATAAAGCTTTCTTTGAGATTGCTTTTGCCGCAGATACCAAGATAGTAGATACAATTTCTGCATCATCTAATTTGTTTGGTAGTTTGTTGTTAAGAGCCAATAAGTTATTACGTATTGAATCCAGTCCCATACCAGAATCTACAAGCACTAAGGCGTACTTGATCATCTGGTTGCTTCTATTGCCTTCTCCGGTATTGCTAATGAACCAACGCTCTAAGTTACTTAGAGACTGTAGATCCAGTACCCGTTGTTTCTGTGCATCACTCTTAGATGTTTTAGGAATGAATAGCAGTGCATCCAATAACTCCCCTTCGTTGTACCAGTAGCTACCTTTATGGGTTAGCCACTTTCTACTGCGTTGGTTCGTTGCTGTATCGACTTTAAAGGGTAGCCAATCAAAGATATTTGCCATGAAGCCCTTGAACTCGTTACCATCTAAGGCTAACTTATGTGATATAGGTAGCATTATCCTGAAACGATTCTCATTGGGGGTATGACGTTTAGTCGTGTAGATCAAGTACTTGTATTCTTGCAGCAATAACTTAGCTGTATCTACTGATACTTCACCATCGACATCAATGACCACCATATTAAATCCAGGGATTACATTATCTTCTAATCTATAGTTACCTATGAAGTTATGGTTCGCCCAATGTAGGTTAGTTTGGTTAGTCATCTGGTGAAGCTTATCAAAAGGCGCTAAGGCTCCTTGATAGTTTTCAGCCAGTTGTGTGCTGTGTGATAGAATCATCTCATCGAGATTAGTTTCCTTCAGAGATTCTCCTTTCATGAATTCAATACCCTCAATATAATGCTTCTTGATGATGATATTGTTTTTATAACCATAGGCTATTGCCAAGGTCATCAGCTCTCTCTTCTGAGCTTCACTACCTTTATAAAAAGGTAAATCTTCTACCAGATCAACATGAGTCACTTCACGATTTACTTCAGCAATGTACTTAGCCAGTTTCACATAGTTACGGTCTCTGGTTAGTATTTTTGAGAACGCTTTGCCTGAGTCCTCTACTAGCTTAATAGCGTTGTAGAGTAGCTCTTCGGTAATCTCAAAGCTGCCTGCAATAAAGGCATACGTACCTGCAAGCTTTAAGGCTTTAAAGTATCGATGACTTAACTCTGCTTTCTGGATCTCTTCATGCTCTGGAAATGTTTCTGCTAGTTTTTCGCAGTGCATTTTGTAGCTTAGGAGAGCAATACTGACTTCTTTGGACATAAGCGTAATCTTGTTAAAGTTCACTTTGTCTGCCAGGTTGCCTAGCTTATCGGACAAGTCAATTAAGTCTTGTATGTCTGATTTGTCAGTAAGCATGTCATAGACTTGTTCTGGCGTAAGCTCGGCACTATTAGGTATCTTTCTACCAAAGCCAAATAAGCAGCGTCTAGCATAGCCAGTGTCTAACATGGAATAGAACTCTTCTTCTACTTTGCTGCCATTAAACAACTTAGAGGGTGTACCGAACAGCATAAGATTGGTAGGTGTTCTACCATCAATCTCTTCACTTCTAACACTCTCAGCAGTATTTTTAGTAAGCTTTTGCTTTACTTTTCCTAAGTCAAACAATTCTAAGAAGACCGTAAAGGCTTCTGTGTTGCCTAGTAAGTTACTGCCTAGCTCATCCATCTCAAAGTTTACGGAACCTGCATTAGCCATTAGTATCTTATGGCGCATTTGTTTGATGGCGGGTGATGAACCACTATCGAATGAGAAAGCGAGTTCACCCATTCTTTCAAACTCTTTTTGCACTTTCACCAGCTCTTCATCTGGATCGGTAGACTTCTTGTTAGATCTTTTTACAGCTAGTTTCGCTAGGTTTTCTTCGCTGACTAAAGGGAAGGTACTGCTTAAGAATGTCTCTCTGAATTTGTGTAGTACTTGTTCTTCTACGATAGTGGTTGCATGGCCTTTACCAAAACCGCTAGTAGCTAGATTTATAGCATACAGACTTACTGGTATGTTACCTCTATCTGCGGTTTTAATTGAACACCACATCATAGAAGCCACTTTGGTAAAGTAGTATGCTGTTAATACTCTAAAAAATAGGGGGTCTTCGCTTTGAGTTTTTTTACATAAAACTCTTACGAGTTTTTCTGCTGGCTCAAAATAAGACACCCCAGCTAAGTCTTTCATAGGTTTTTCCTAATGTAGTGTGTGTCGGGATGGTTTGTTTTTTTGTTTCATGCGTTCCTGTTCTGCATAAGAAATCTCTACAATTTCCATTTCCTCTAATGCAGTTAATATGAGTACTTCTACCATTTCACTAGCAGATTTTCTGGTTTCATCTTTAAGCACTTGCTCTGCAATGAACCAACCATTCTCAGAGTTTTCAAAGGGTGGTGATAGTGCGTAGCAAACGCCTAGACCTTCTGGCTGACAACAGTATTTAATAACGGGTTCACCTTCGTCTGTGGAATCTAGCATTACGAGGATTTGTCCGTACTTAGTTTTTTCGTAGAGTTTTGCAAACATGACATTTAATTTTTTAAATTTGTTGGGGAGGTTTAGTATATAGACTCAGCCGCTTAAGACAAG